GCGGGGGCGTTGCCCGCCCCCTGTTTTTCTTCACTCAATCAATCACAATCACCCCTGGTAACTGATGGAGCATATGTATATATTACTTTATTTATTTAGTTCGTGCAATAAAAGAAAAGAGAAGCATGCAGCTTCTCTTTTATCTTGTTTAGAAAAAGCTCCATCCTGTTGCACCTAGTTCTATGCCTACTTGTGCATTAATCATGATGAAGTTTATACCATCAATCAGCTTATTCATTTTGCCCTCTTTACTTGACAGAGATTTCCCCTTGTTCATTCGCTCGTACTTCAACATCATCATTCGTGACTAACTTTCCATCTTTGATAATGTAAATTTTATCACCCTTCACGATGCCTTTCTCTGTGCGAGCACCATCAGATTCAAAATGCTGCCATTCGCCATCAATCATTTGCCAGCCTGTCTGCATTGCTCCGCTTGTATTGAAGAGATAATTTTTCCCCTCAATCATATGCACCCCGTTTCCGTACATGCTGCCTTCTGTCGGATCCAGGAAGTACCATTTATCATTGATTGATTGCCACCCTGTTTGCATCTTGCAGTTTGGTCCGAAATAGTACCACTTGCCGCTAATCTGCTGCCAGCCTGTTACTGCATATCCAGATTCGTTGAAATAATACCATTCGCCATCAAGTTGCTGCCATGTGCTCTTGAAATAACTACCATCTGTTTTCTTATACCACCATCCGTTGTTATCTTGAATCCATCCAGTTGTTTGGAAATTTGGATGCACAAAACCTCGAATAAATCGCCCATTGATGGCTACTCTTCTATATCCTGTCGTGTGGCGATTTCCGATGTTGAATTCGAACACATTAATCATCCCAGAGCTAACTGATACGACAATTCCAACATGGCTAGCGCCTCTGGTGTTGTCGCCTCTCCCGGTATCATTCCAATCATATATGATCCAGTCTCCGGGAGATGGTGTGAAATTATCATTTTCAATCCAGATGCCCATTTGCTGTGCTTTCCTCACAATCGTGCCAACATTGTATGAGCACGGATATGCATCACCAAGGCCACATATATATGCGATTGCGCTAGCACATGCAGCGCAGAAATTCGCAGTATATGTCATGGGTGCGCCATCTGGTTTGTATTTATTGAAAACATCAATCAAGGTGCGGTGCGACCCGCCATTGAATGCCATGCCATTATATCTAATGGCGGTATTGATTATTTGTTCCCTCTTCCCCATCGCTTAACACCTCTGCTCTTTTTAAATTCTCCGCAATAGCCTCTTCATTTATATTTTTATTTTCGTCTGCTGGCGCTGGCATCTTAAATTCTTTTGTATCGTCTTTTTTCGAGCCTTCAATTAGTTGCTTAAACATCTGATGGAAGCCCGTTGCTGCTAGTCCTGTAACACCACCCTTCACAATTGCTTCAAAGCTAGCGCCTAGACAAATAACACCGCACACCATTCCGATAACAAAAAGTACTGTTGGGATTATTTTGTTATCAGTTGGCATAAATTTTTTTAGGATGTACCCTATGCAAAGACAAAATACTAATACTAACGGAATATACATTTTTGAAATAACTTCTATACTCATGATTTAATTCTCCTTCCTGTGTTCGAGATGTGTAATTCTCTTTTCATGATCGTTTAAACGATCGTCGTGTTGGTTGTGCTTATCCCACATTCGAGAGTGCGACTCTCTATCATGGGCCTCTTGCTCTTTTACAGCACACTCAACACTTATTACATCTGCTGCAAGATTCTCAATTCTCACATTTAGAGCCTTGATTGATGCGTTCAACTCATTAACGGGCTTTCCCACATAATTACTTAATGCAGAAATTAATCCAATTAACATTGTTAGTCCAATAACCAAGCTTCCTATGAATTCTGGCTTCATTGTTTTTTTCCTTTCATAAAAATACACCGCAGATGCGGTGCTAGATTTAACTGCCAAGCTTCTTGATGCCATATATTCTTACGGGAATCATCGCGGCATTTGTTGTTGCTACAGAGGTGTTGCCTTGAGATTTATATGTGCCAGCTCCAAAAGTTATTCTATGCGAACTGCCACTTCCAGAGCTTGCAACTGTCCTTCCGTTCGTCCAGAAATTTGTTCCACCGCCACCAATCGATGGTGCGCAATATTTTACCGATTCGCCTTTTTTCAAGGTTAAACTAGAGCGAGCATTTTCACCTACGTAGTCGCTCCACTCAATGATGTACTCATCATAACTTCCATCTATTGATAGTGACTGCGACGAAAAATCTGAATTTGGTCTTGAATTACTCCACAACAGCTTTCTAGTTTCAACAGTTGCTAGCATCTTCTTTATTTCAATCAATGTTTTTAAAACACTTATCATATTGTTTCACCCCCCTTATGCTCTTATTGATGCTCCAAAGAACGAAGCAAGCTCATTCTCTGCATTAATGTTATCAATCTTAACATCGTCCGTTGATGTCTTCAGTTTCTGCAATTCTTTCTGTAATTCTTTCTGAAGTTCGTTAATGCTGTTCTGCAATTTTCCAGCTGCAGTGCCATCAATTGCCCCTTCTAGTATGCTCTGCCATCTTGATGTCATTGCTTCTAATCCAAAATTAACCGGGAAAGCTGGTGCAACAAATCCGCATAATTCGTTGTTCGGTCTTTGGTCTAAAATATTCGCAACACTAATTTCAGATGCTCCCGCATTGATGTGTATATCCGCAAGTGCAATTTCGTAATAATTGCTTTCTCGAATCAATGTTGGCGCAACGGGTGTTGTTGAGGGTGTTCCCTCTTTTTTATACAACTCAATGTTGCGAAAGCTATCAGATGTATCTAATCTGGCAACGATTCTATCTATTCTCTTTAGCGATGCATGAGCCGAACTAATTGCGATAGTGCGTGCTGATTCTTCATGTCCTATACCGCCTTCAACTATGCACCCCCCTGGCATGATTTTCACCTTCATCCCACCAGCGGGCTGCACTTGTAAATCAGAGCCATCACCACTAACCAGGCACACACCATTACTCCATACCGCTTTCACGATATTTCGCACGGTCACATCATCAACAGCCCTATCCCCTTTAGGATTTACATCAAATTTCGATTGAAATGGTATTGATATCATAAATTACCTCCTTAAATGTTAAGTGCAACATATTTTTGTTTGTATGGTGTTCCCATCACCAGCTGTACTTCAATCGCATTTTTCCTATGCACCTCTTTAACTTCAACAATTCTTGCTGCAAACATCTGTTCAATATCATCTAGCACAATTGTGCATATATCACCTAAATTGTAATTTTCAAGATAGTAAAATGTGTTTTGCAACACATCTACATTGATGGTTTCTTGCTTCCAGTGATTAAGCATTTCAAGCTTGCCTTGATTTCGCATCTGTTCTCTGATAACAGATTCATTAGCTACTTTTAGCTCAATCCCAGAAACGCTCCCTTGAATTATTTTCTTTGGATAAAGGTCTAAATCTCGAGGTCTGTTGTTTTCGTCAATGTAAAATTCACGGATCATGCTTTTCGTGTTGCCTTGCTCATCTGTGATGTATTCTTCGTTTCTAAATCCAGTTTCGTCCATAGTCTGGCGAATCTCGATAATTGGAATCACAGCACTATCATCGTATACATATTCGATTTTCGATACATCGCCCCACCCTGTTCCAAAGAATACATTTGCGCGCAAGTCTCGCCCGCTAGTTGGTTTTACCTTGTACAGAAAATGTGGCTCTTCTATCTTACGCATCCATCCTTCCACCCAGTCAACATTATTCTTGTATGGCGGAGCAAGTTCAACGTTGAAGCTCATCCCATACAGCGCACATGCATCATATAGAGTTGTCGCGGCGCCTGTTCCAGCTTTGAACGAATACACAAGTTCTGGCATCCACTTTGCATCATAATCGCCCCATACTTGGCCAACTATTGATGGGGGTATTTCGTGACTTCCTCCAGTTCGCGAATACTGCCCGAGCGCACTTGTGTTGATGTTTGCGAATAAGCCGAAAATAACTGTGCCATCTTTTTCATTCACATTTTCATCTGAATGAAGTGCTACTCCGTCAAGAGCCTTTTCTGCAAAGAATCCAGATATCGTTGCAAATGTGCCTTGTGCTGTAACTTCATATACAGTTTTCTGCACAATGCCTGTTTCTGGCCTTCCTGTATTTTTGACGAATTTCACATGTCGATTCCAATCTTGTGCGGCGAGCCTCACAGAGAAATCTCCAGCTTCGGTCCATTTGCGATTCCATGCCACCTCGATAAAATCGAGGTCTTCAAGGCGATTCATAAATTTATCAAAAAACTGAATCATAACCCATCATACCTTCCTATATACTCAATTTCAGTGCGTAACGCAGAGCCGCCAACTTCGGCATCAACTTTGATAAAATTATCCCCAAAATCAAGAATAAATTTCCTAAAATCGTACGGATCATTGTCTGCGCCTAGCGAAAGAATTTTGTTATTATGTATCGCGTACGATTTCGATGTATCAATCTCAATTCTATCGCCTTTGCGCATCTCAACATTCAAAATTGCTGTTTTCCGATTCACCGTAACTTCAATATTTTTCACATATCCTGTCGAGGTTATTTCTATAATTGGATGTGCTGGCGATGATCCGATATAGTTGATTACTTTTTCAGTTGTGTGCTCTTCTGCGGAGAATGGCAGCATGATGCCTTGCCCATACGCATGAGGCCATACCCACAAGGCTTGCTTTTTGCTGAAATTTGTTTGTTCGCTTTCAACAGCAAATAAATCTGCATATGTTGATAAGAATCTAATTGTTAGATCTTTCATCTTGTATACATTTCCGAGTGGAAAGTTGCTTGCTGTTATCTGGCAATCTTTGGCAATTCGTTCTGTTCCCAAATAATTGATATGTAAATCATATTTCATGCGGCTATTATGAAATGCTATCGCTCGCATTCTTTGCAGATTGTAATTTTCCGCATCAAGTGGGCGCGCAATAATTTTCATGTCACGCGATACCCTTCGTTGTCCTGTTATTATGTCGCCATCACCAACTCCCCTTGCTTGCTTTGATGTTTCAATTTCTGGGAAATCAAAACCTTCAAGAGCGCGAAGTTCCCAACTATCTGATTGATAATTGAAAACCTCGCCATCAGAGCGGATAGCTTTAAGTGACGCAATATGTTTCATTTCCTTACCTTCCCGCAAGCCCCATAATTACAGCTTGCCTCTTCAGTGCGCGCTCTGTATCAATTGGACTCTGCACAGGTTCATGGAAGTGGATAACTTGTGTTACAACAGTTTGATTGCCAGCGCCCATTGGCGATGCTGCAATTGTTCCTGTGTCAAAGCTTCCAACTGTCATGCGTTCTTTTAAAGCATCCATGTTGGATCCGTATGATGTTAGCACTTTTGAGAAGCTCTGCTCGCCACCCTTGACAAGTCCAGCATTCATCATCTCTCCCACCCAGATTGTGAATCTTGATGGCGAGTGTATATCTAGCACGCTTGTAATCTTCTTCTTGATTGCGCTTGCTTTGTTGCCTATCCACGAAATCAGATGATTGAACTTGTTCATCATTCCTTGTTTCAAGCCTTCGATAAGGTGTGCACCTATTCCGAGCAGTGAGCCCACACCGCTTCTAATTGCTCTCGGAATTCTTGCTGCTTTAGATGCAACTGTTGATATCACATGGCCGAAGCCAGATGCGATGCCTCGCGCCAGTGCTGCAATGATATGTGCTCCAGCTGATAGCAATGCTCCCGCTAGCGCAACAATCGCTGATACGATTGCAGCTAGCACTTGAGGTATATGCGCAACAACAGATGGAATCGCTTGCACTATGCCTTGCCCTAGAGTTATTAACAGCTCTGTTCCCGTTTGGATAATCGTTGGCCAGTTCTGCTTTACGAAATTAGCGATGCCAGTTATCGCATTCGCAATATGCCCCACTATGCTTGGAAGTGCGTTCGCAAAACCTTGCACAAAATTCTTGAGCATTTCAGCACCTTCTTGGAAGATTGCTGGTGCGTGTGCACGAATCATAGATCCAATGTTGCTAACTATCGAGCCTAGCGATGCCACAATTGATGGTGCACTTGCAACAAGTGTCTTGCCTATAGCTAATGCCATCTGCCCTATCGCAGAGAGCAATGCTGGTGCTGCTTGCACAATGCCATTGATAACTGCAGTTAGAACTTGAATGCCAGCTTGTGCGATTTCTGGACCATGTGCACTTATCATAGATGCAACTGATGATATTTTGTCAGCAAGCCCCGAGGCGAAAGCTGCAACTTTCGCACCCACATTCTCTGCAGATACACCAAGCTTTCCGAATATCGCAACAAGTGCTACTATTCCAGCAACAACAAGAATTATTGGATTTGCAGCAAGCAATCCCCATACTCTCGATAATAATGGCAACATCCTCGATATAGTTGTAAGAGAGCTTCCAAAGGCTTGCGCGAATTTACCAACAAAAATTGTAGCTGGTGCAAAGATTGCTAATCCGCCAGCGATGCCCAAGATTGCTGATAGTGCTCCACCAGATAGCCCCGCGATTTTACCAGCAAGGCTAGAAAATTTTTCTTGAACAGCTGTAATAGCTGGCAGCAAAAATCCCGCCATTTTAGTTCCGATAATCTGAATTGCTCTTGCTGCTACCATCTTAATGATGTCTATTTGGTCATTAAAAGCATTTGCTCTATCTAGTGCACTCTGGCTGATTGGCTCTAGCTTATTTTTTCTGAATATTTCAGAAACTTTTCTGTAAGTTTCTCCACCATCAAGAATTAATGGATTGAGATCAGCAGCAGATTTGCCGAAGATAGCCATTGCATATGCATCTCGCTCTGTTGCGTTCTTCATTTTCCCAAGCTTCATGATGGCTTCGTCATACACTGCGTTACCATTTCGAAGATGCCCGGAGCTATCTGTGACACTTATTCCGAGAGCATTAAATGCTTTTGCTGCAGAGCCACTTGCGGACTGTGATGCTGCTAGCATATTCTTCTTCAGTTTGCTGTGAGTTTTTGCCAATGTTTCAACTGGAACATCAACGAGCTCTGCAGCTGATTTGTACATTTGTAAATCTTTTGTACTGATTCCGTACTGCTTCGACAAAGTATTTAAATCATCAGCTTGTCTTGCAGCCTTATACGCAACTCCGCCAAGTGCTGCAGCAACTACTCCAGCTACAACCGATACTGCTTTCATCTTCTGCCCAACAGCTTCGATTTTCTGCCCTAACAGAGTGTATTTTGCTCCGAGTTGACCTATCCTTGTTTGCGAAGCCACATATCGAGCTTGTGCTTTTTCAAGCTCTGCAATTTTCTGTTCTGTGGCAATAATTTCCCTCTGGAATTTACGATATTCATCCGCACCGATATCGCCTCGCTCAAATGCAGCTTTTACTTTCTCTTGATTTGCTCGTAAATCCGCAAGATGTTTTTTTGTGCCAATTAGCTGTTCATTCAGAATTTGCCCTTTTTGCTTCATTAGTGTCGCATTGAGCGGATCATTCTTCATGAGCTTATCAACAGAGCTCATCTCGCTATGCATGCTCCGTGTTGCAGCTTGTGCCTTCTTTACCGCTTGGATAAATTTGACACTCTTTCCCGATATTTCAATTTCTAATGCTTTTTTCGCCATGTCGCCTTATCCTTCTGCGAATCTATCGAAGAACTCTTGTGGAGGTTTTTCCTCCTTGTTTTCTTCGTAATAGTTATCATTAATTTTTTCCGTCATGATGTCGTAGACTAGCCCTATATCCATTTCCTCAATATCTTTTTGACTAAGTCCTATTTCTGTGCATCTTAAATAAAAAAGAGCAGTCGTGAATTTGCGACTGCACTCTATTTTTTTTCGCTGCCTTCGCTGCCTCCAGCCTCTTCAGCTTCAACAAGTGTCTTCTCACTGTCTTCCCACAGCTCAAATGCCTCTGTTACAAGTTCGATGCCATCCATCATCTCGAACTGCTCTAGCCACTCTTCAACTGTTGCTGGCTTTTCGTCAATGCACATGATATATGCCATGTCTTCCATCAATCCCATGTCAACTTGCTCGATGTTTACATTGGCAGCATCCACATCACCATTCTGTAGAGCTTTCATTGTTTTATCATCTGCATCTTTATATATATTCGCTAGCTCCATTAGCATGTCGCGTTTGAAATGATTTCTGAACTTCCTCGGTGTTGCTGCTGTTGCTGCGAAGTGGTATTCTTTTCCATTCTTGATTATTGTTTTTTTAGCCATTTTTCTTCTCCCGTGCTAAATCGCGAAAAACCTCGCCATGCGTTATGCTGGCGAGGTTAGATAAACTCTATTAAATTGTTTAGCCAAAAGTTGGCACTTTCGGTGTGGTATACCAAGCTTCATACACTTCTGGCTTTGTCTGCGAAGATGATACTTTTCTTCTTCCAATTCCTGGAAGTCCAGCTGCCTTGATTTTAATCTTCATAGGCTTTGGCTCGTTAGATTCTTTCTTCGTTTCCGAGCTAGTGCTTGGCATTGTGGCTTTGCAATAGAAGTATAGGAATCTGCGCGCCTGTGTGTCTTGGGCGAATTCGAACGCAAGAGCGAAATAGCTTCCCTTGTCTGAATCGCCATTCACGATGTTGCCATCAGTATCGCGCTTCGCCCCTAGGTGAGCAACTTGGAAATCTTCTGGAATCTGGAACATCTCAAGTTCTAGCTCTTCTTTCTGAATTGCCTCAATGATAGCCCACGTTCCATCATCTGCATATACAGAGTTAGAATCGCCCGATACATCTGCGCTCAAACTAACAGCACCCTTCCAAGGCTTTCCCTCTCCGAGCGTTAGCTTGTTCTGCTTCTCATCCCATGTAGCCGCATAGTAGTGTACATTTTTAAGCCCTAGATGGTATTTCCCCTCTGGCTTTACTGCTGGTTCTGGCATTTTCTTTTCTCCTTTACTTTAAATTGATATTTTCTTCAAATATTCTTCTAACATCATTAGCGCACCCAGTTATCGTTGAATCAACAAACGGATGCCCATGTTTAGTTGAATATTCGAGGATATTAACAAGCGGCACAGATGTGCCGCCCTTTCCTTTAACTTTCTTTGTGTTGGTTATAATTCGTTTATGCGCGCCCTTCTTGATTTTCCACTTTGATGCAAGATGCCCGCCACTACCAGCTCCGCTTGGTGACGCATTTTCTAATTTTTCCTTAACTAGGTCTGCAGCTTCGTCAACAGCTTTATCTGTTAGCTTCGCAACTTGCATGCCCGCTTCTTCCAAAATTTCATCAACAAGGATATCGAAGTTGGCCATTGTGCATTTCATTTACAACTCCCACGAAAAATACAACAGTTCATAGCCTGTTGTGTCATAGCCTATTCCGTCAATGTCGCCTAGTTCGAATGCGCCACCAGGGCAAGTGAACTCTGCATTGAGCAGTGCATTCAATATTTCTCTCTCTCGAGCCCTAACATCTTTGATATTCATGCTTCGCGCGTGATAATATCTCAAAATTATTTTGTCTTGCCCGGCAATCAGTCTATTATCTTGATATACTTGCGATGCCATCGAGCTAACAGAATATACGCAAAATTCACTTGGTGCAGATTCTAAATCTGGCAACTTACCCGCATAAGTTTTCACTTGCGGATAAATCGCATCATCTAGCGCTTTCTTCAAAATTAAATCGCCATTAACTGCGAACATAGCTATTTCCCTTCATACCTCTTCAACATGAAATTCATCATGCGATTCTGCTTTTCATTTACTCCCGAATACAGTTCATAGCAGTTCGGATTCAACCTGTCTGGCTGTCCTTCCTTGAGAATATCAGCGCCATTCTTTGCAACAATAACGCGCCTGTGTGCCAGAGCCTCATATAGGTTTGGTGCGAACGGCATGCGCACATTCACACTCTCTGTAATTCCCGCTGTCATAGCAGCAGCTTGAACAGCACCATATGTGCCACTCCAGCTTGCATAATATGTTGTTGCTCCGTTGTCTTCTGCGACCTTCTTCCATCTTGTTTGATTGTAGTCGCCAGCAACATATTCATCTTGATCCACGATGTAGAATTCTAGTGGTGTATCAATTCGCATCTCATACACCTCGATTCTGTCCGATGTCAAATATCAACATAGGATCTATCGCAGAATGGTCCGATTCTGTATTCAGATTTCTTTTTACGATTTTGGCAATTGCCTCAATCGCCTGTTCATTCTTGATGCCCTTTTGCGCATCCTCTTCAAAATCATTTCTGCGCCATCCAGCATTAATCAAGGCGGCTTGAGCCGCCTCAATCATGCTGTTAATCATCTCATCTTGTTCTGGTGTGGAATAGACGATGCCCACACGCATTTTGATTTTGCTTGTTAATTTTGCATTCATCTGCTCCACCTCTCGAACTATGCGAGCTTCTTAATTGGCAAGAATGCTTTGTAGCCCGCAACGACTCCGCCTAGATGCTGATGTCCGAAGAATGCGATCTGTCCTTTGTCCTGGTAGATTGCGTCATTTTCTACAACTATCATGTCGGAGAACTCTGGAAGCTCATACTTCTGTGGATCTCCGTATACAGCGAATGTCTTGCCCGCTACCTCTGCAGAGAATGCCTTGAAACCGCTATTGATTGAGAATGGCACTTCTAGTCCGCCCTTCGCCTCGGAGATTGTGCCGCCTGTTCCTTCAAACTTCACATTGTATGCTGGGTCTCCGCTCTTTAGCTCAACAGCAAGAAACTCATTAAGTGTGTTCTTGTTGAGGAAGAGTGTGAGCGGAGATGTCACATCCTCATCACCACCATATGCCATGATGATGTTGCGGAGTGTGTTCTTGTCAAATGCCCTAACATCTAACTTATAATCTGCTGGCATAACTTTTGCTGGTGCGTTTGCGATTCCGCGAAGATGCCCAGTTGTTCCATCGCCAGCAACAATCTCTTTTGATGCCTTCTTGCGTAGTGACTTCTTCACATTGTTAATGATTGCATCGAGGTAATCAATTGTATTGAGCTCCTTCACCTCTTCATTAACAACAGCCTTTGCTGTCAGCTTTGTTGCAACAGTATCGTTGGTGTTAAATGTGCCTTCTGCTGTTGTGTATGCTCCAGCTTCTGCTGTGTAATCTGCATCCGTAACATCTACCTCAAATGCTACTTCGTATCTAGCAGCACCCTTCATTGGAACGTGCGCAACAAGGTCAATTGCCTGTGCGACCTGATTTGGCGCTTCCTCTAGTGTGCTCTTGTATGCTGCAGGCTTCTGCGTGGTAGAAGATGCAATCGCTCTCTTCTGAACTTCTCTCTGTGCTTCTGCGGAAATTACAGTTGGCTTTCCGCTTCTGATTTCAGTTGCAAGCTTGTCGAGGTCAACACCCTTCTTCTCGTTCTTCTCTGCGTTGTGGTTTATCTTCACAACATCTGGCTGTGCACTAGATCTCTCTTCTGCAGCTTTCTCCTCTGGTGTCTTCACTTCTAGCTTTCTAGCCTCTTCAATCTGCGCATCAAGTTTCTTTAGCTCTAGCTTGATTTCGTTCAGCGCCTCTTCGCTTTTAGCCTCTGCAATTTCTGCAATCTTCGCAGCTCTCATCTCTAGTAGTTCTTTTAGTGTCTTCATTTCGTTTCTCCTTAAATCATCTTATACATTGCTTCAAGTTCTAACTTCTTTTTCCTCAATTCAAAATCATTCGCATCATCCATGCGGCTCTTCTTCTCGCTATCCAGCAATTCAAAGCTCCTCGCATAAATTGAGGTGCTATCATAAAATGGCACATCTACAACGCTCACATCATAGAGCTTGTCGATATCCGTGATAGTTCTGGTTATTTTGAGCTTTTCACCCTCTTCAACATACTCCCATTTATCTGTCCCCTTGCGAGTTGTAAAAGCGAAGCTCATTTTGTCTAACAACCCATTCTTAATAGATGTATATACATCTCTGTTAGACGATGTATCAATTAACTCTGCAACTATATCGAGTCCCTCATGGCTCTTAATGAGCTCAAGACTCTTGTTTCTCGTTCTTGCCATGATGAGGAATTCATCATGGTGATTGTATCGAAGCGGCACATCACGCATATCCGTGTTATCTAGTGCGCCCGGTGCAATTATTTCTGTGTACTCTTCATCTCCAAACTGATATGTCTGTGGAGAATCAAAGACGATGGCGCGGCCCTCAATTTTCATTCCCTCTTCAGCGGCTGCCCTAATCTCCATCATTCTTCTTTCAAATTTCGGCTTGCTCATTATTCATTCCCTTTCCCCACTTGATAATCTGCTGCATTATCTGTGTTAACAAAATTAAGTGATTGCATTCTCGTATGACCTTCACCATCTGGCAATGGTTCGAGCCCAAAGAGCTCTGTTCTGATTTCGTCAAGATACATTAGCCCTGTGTTCGTTGCGAGTGTAGCAAGGCTGATGCTATCTTGCGGTGTCAGCCTCTGTAGCATTAAAAAATAGCACCGCACTTGATGCCCTACATCTTTTTCGCGTTCGGTAAAACAATGTGCGGTGAATGCCTCTTCAAACTGCTTAATAAATGGCTCGATACAGCTCTGATAAAAGCTTGTATAATCTTCTGAATCGTATTCGCCAGATAGAATCGCCAATGATACTCCGTATCGCTCGCACACATTTTCTTTCAGAAATTTAAGTGTTCCGCTGTCAACTTGTGCGAAATCAATCTTTATTGGTGTAAAATCGCCAACAAGGTCCGTTGCGATAATGCCCGTCTTGCTCTTCATTATGTGTGATTCAAAACTATCACGCGTTGAATTGAGCTTTTCACCATCAAGAATTGACTTCGCTGCATATACTCCTTTGATTTGTAAACTTGCCTCGATTGATTTCGGCAGCCCCTCGATAGTCTTATGCAAAGCATCTACACTGTGCATCACATTCGCATCATCTGGCCTTCCATAATCATTGCCACCCAGCACCATGTTAGTGCCTCTTCGCCACTTGATATTGATTAGCTCACTCTCTGGGAGTGTGAATGTAGAGCCATCTGCAAATGTCATTTTGATTTCGATGTAATCATCACCAATGCCAACATCAACGGTTTTAGGCGACAAAACATAAAATGCCTTGTACCACTTAATCAAGTTCCCGCTGGCGGTTCTTCGCCATTCGTATTTTGGATATATCCAGCAATTCATATGCTTTCTTCTCGTCCACTCGATTGCTGCCAAAAAGTCACTTGTCGTCTGATATTCGTTTGGCTTGTATCTAAAAAGCCTCGTGATATCATCATTAGCAACTGCTGTTCCTTCGCCAACAACAACTGATTTGATTTTGATTTTTGAAATCTCGCTAGCAGTTCTATCTATGCAGTTGTTTACAAAATCAGATAGATAGATGTCATTACCGCCCAGCCCTTGTAAAATTGTTGGACTGCCAAGCGGGTAACTAGAGCTGCTTCCATTTATTTGCGATATGCCGAGCTTGTCGGCTAGCCACTCTTTTAATTTCATCTTTTCTCCTAAATCATTGAATATTCATTCCTGTAACTTTGGTAAACAAAAACAGCATCAAGATACGATGCTGCTCCGTCTATTTTCATTTCGCGCTTGATTCGCTTCGGCATGATGCGCCCTATATTATCTTGTTTGTAACTGCAATTCTTAAAACACCAATATGTGACTGGATTATTTTGGTAGTTGATTTTCTTTTGCCTCAAGTTTTCCTCGGTATTGTTCATAGGATTTGACAAGCCCTTTGCATCTTGCGGAACATTCTCAAGTATGCCATCACCGAATAATTCTTTGTGTCGCTTGATATACGATTTTGCAAACCTATTATCGTAACCGCCCTTGAATGGCAGCACTCCGAACTCCTTATACATCTGATATTCATAATCAGCAACAATCGCTGTATCGATATCAACATCATCAACAATGGTTATCCATCCATCGCGTGCCCATTGCTCATAGTTAGCGCCCGCCTTTTCATCATTTCGATATTCGAGCTTACTTTTCGGCATCCAGAAATGCTGATGTGCCAAGAATTCTGATTCTGGCTGAAATAGCATTGTTAGGCACATGAGGTCCGTTGTAACAGCTAAATCAACTCCGCCCAGGTACATGCGCCCTCGCACATCTTCCATGCTGAATGTTCTTTCATTTCTGATAACTTCTGGATCTAGCCAAGCATTTGCATTTGATTGCTTGATATTGAAATCCTTGCACAGTGTCCAGCTTCTCTTTGTCGAGCTGCCTCTAGCCTCTTCAACTTCTCTAGTCAAATAGCGCATCTTCTTTGATACACCAAGATTCGGATTAGCTTTTATCCAGCTTGTCGGATCAGTCCACACTTCCTCTTCATTATCCATCGTGTATAGAAAGTATAGTGATTGCCCTCGCTCGCGCTCGCCTTGTAGCACCGCTTTTGCCTCTTGAATTTTCTTGTCGAGATGCCCATCGTCAACTGTGCCTTCCGTGGTGATTTCAATCATCAAGCATTCATCCTTGGTGCTCATTGATTGTACTAGCGGTTCAATCAAGGTTTCATCTTCCATCTCGTGCGATTCATCTACAATCGCCAAGTCAATGTTGCGCCCTTCCTTGCCTTTTTTTCGTGCAGATATCTTCTTGATTTCAGCTTTATTTTGTTTGCTGAATTTTCCTGTTTTTCGTCTCTGCTTCCTGTTACCAAAATAGATACCTGTGTTGTTGCGTCTTGTCACTCTTTCAAGTGATGCCGATAAATCACGCATCGAATCAATTTCGGTGAATACGATATCAGCTTGCTCATAGTCATTGCTGGCGCAAAATATCACAGTTCCCCAGTTGCCACAAAAGAATTCCGCATTTCCTAGAGCTGCGGCCAATGTTGATTTGCCATTTTTCCTCGGGATAAAAAGCAGCACATATGTATATTTGCGTATGCGCTCACCATTTTCATCAAGTACATAAAATCCATACGCAGCTTCTATGATAGCTTTTTCCCAAAGCTCTAAATAAACAGGCTTCCCGGCGAATGGCGATTTCGTATGCTTGCACTTTGCCTCGATGAATCTAATTCGCTTGTGAGCCTCTTCAACATCGAAAATTTCATCTGGCTTTTCGATATCTTCAAGCAACAACTTATATTGCAACTTAATCCACCAGCATGCAGGAATTTCGCCACTCTGTATCTTATTTGCATATTCAATTAAAAAAGAGTGTGTTCCACTCTCTTTACATGAATTCATTCAGTTCATCCTCTTCATAATCAGCATTGCTGCCTAGATGGCGCTCAAGCATCTGCATAATATTTACCATCTGTGCTCTCT